TTTTGGTGGATTAGTTTTTACCTCTATACCTGTAGGACAATTTGTTTTCGCTGAAGATAAAAGAGGACAACCTGATACGGTATTTTGGGAATACACATTTACTGCACGACAGGCCAAGCAGATGTTTGGAATGCGTAAACTACCCGACAAGGTGAAAAAGGCTTGTAAAGATAAGCCTGATGAAAAGTTTACATTTGTTCGTGCGTTAATGCCAAGGGATGATTATAAATCAGGTTCGCAAGATGCTCTTCAAAAGCGTTATGCCTCACTTGATATTTATTTAGATTCCAGAACATTGGTTAGAGAAAGTGGTTTTGATGAACTTCCTTACGTTATTGGAAGATTTGAAAAATCATCAGGAGAGTTATGGGGTAGAAGTCCTGCCGATATAGCGATGCCTGACATTAAAACAATTAATAAGATTAGGGAGTTGGAGTTAAAAGGGCTTGCAACGGCAGTCCATCCACCCTTGATTGCTCCAGATCAGGGTATTATTGGCACGTTCCGTATGACTCCTTCCGCTATTAACTATTCCAGAGAACCAGAGAGGTTCAAATTCTTACGGTTTGAAGGTAGATTTGATTTATCATCCCTTAAAGCTGATGAACTTAAAAAATCTATTAGGGGTATATTCCTAGCAGACCAGTTGGTACTACCAGAAAAACTGAATATGACTGCTGAAGAAGTGGCTACTGTTAGGGAGCAGATACAGAAGTTACTTGGCCCGACTGTAGCACGGTTTGAAAGTGAAGTTTTAACACCATTAATTTTGCGTAGTTTTGGACTAATGAGTAGGGCAGGTATCCTACCACCAGCCCCACCTGCATTAGCGGAGTTAGATGAAATAGAGGTATCCTATGTTGGGCAGTTGGCGAAGAACCAAAAAATACAAGATGTTACAAGTATCCAAAGATGGCTTGGCGTTGCTGCGAATATGGCATCGTTTTCGCCTGACGTACTTGACCTTATTGATATGGATGAAGCATTACAAATTATTGGTGAGAGGATGGCTGTACCGAATGAGATTATGCGTTCTCAAGAAGAAATAGCACAATTAAGACAACAACGACAACAACAAATGCAAATGCAAGAACAACTTGCACAAGCATCACAGGTGGCTGAAGGTGCAGGAAAAGCTGCCCCAATGGTTAAAGCACTAGGAGGTGCGGATGCGTTCCCAGTACAATAAAGAACTGGAGGAAATACAAGAAGCAATAGTGAAAACCTTTTCTGGCGTTCATGGTGAAAAAGTTTTACAGTTTTTAGAAGACCTGTATCAAAACCAAGTTTCAGCCGTCCCAGATGATCCTTACTCAACCTATTTTAATGAGGGTGGACGTGGGTTGGTAATTGGGATTAAGCAACAAATAAAATCGTACAAGGATTCAAAGCAGCAGCCATTAAAAACACATTATTAAAAAGGAGTTGTTATGACTGAAGATGCGACCGTGACAAGCGATAATCTCATCACAGAAGAACCAGTAACGCCAGAAGATAATTCTTGGCAAGCACGTTATTTACCTGATGATCTTAAGGAAAATGCCACTCTACAGAAGTTTAAGGATGTAGGAGGGTTGAGTAGTTCCTATCTTTCTATGCAGGAAATGCTAGGGTCTAGGGTTAAAATGCCTACAGAAGAATCTTCTGACGAAGAACGTAGCGATTTTTATAATAAGCTAGGTCGTCCAGAAGCTCCTGATAAGTATGAATTACAGATTGATGAACGGTTCTCTCAAAATCCAGCAGACCAACAAAAGATAAACGATTTTAGAGAACAAGCATTTAAACAAGGTTTTACTAATACACAGGCACAGAAAGCAGTTGACTTTTATACAGATATGATAAACGGTTCGATAATCGATCAAGATGCTGTTATGGGACAAGCCCGTATAACTGCTGAAACGGCTCTAAAGAAAGAATGGGGGCCAACGCAGTACGATAAGAATCTTGCGTTATCAAGACGTGCTTTCAATCGTTTCGCAGATGACGATCTAAAAAAGTTTGTGAACGAGAACGGTATCTCTAATAATATTGGTATGATTAAGTTTTTACATAAAATTGGTACAGCATTCAATGAACCAGAGATGGCAGGTATGGGAAAAGATTCTGGTTCTGTGGATTCTGATTCCGCTAGAATTGAAATAGATGCTATGATGAAAGATTCAAAGCATAAATATCACGAAGCATTATTTGACCCTAAAGATGTAAAGCATGATGAAGCAATTGCTTATAGGGATAACCTCTATGATGTGGTATACAGAGGCGAGGAATAATGGGTATAGAGAATATAATTTGCTCTGATTGTGGCAATTTTACCTATAAAGACAGACGTGTCGATGAAGAAAAGGGTAAAACCACACCAGAGAAATATGGGTTCTGTGAGGCTTTCCAGACCAAAACTTCGGCAGACACATTTTATGGATTGTGTCCTTCCGCAGTTAGGATTCCTGTAGAGGTTTACACACCCAAACTTGTGAAGAAATTAGCCCGTAAACGGACAACTAAGCCTTCACGCAAATAAGAGCCTGCATGGTGCAGATAACTCTTCCTTTAAATCTCTTTTTTAAAGAGGTGTATTATGAGTACTGAAGTCAATAAAGCATTTGCCCAGAAGTTTAGGGATACTTTTTTGCACTTGGTACAGCAAAAGGGGTCACGTTTGCGTGACTATGTGCGTGTAAATACGGATATAGCAGGCAAGTACGACCATTTTGACAGAATCGGTAGCACATCGGCTCAAAAAATTACGAGCCGACATTCCGATACTCCGTTAATCTCTACCCCCCACTCACGTAGGCGTGTGAGTATGGATGACTACAATTGGGCTGACTTAATCGACAAAGCCGATAAAGTCCGAATGTTAGCTGATCCTGCTTCTGACTATATGAAGGCAGGGGTATGGGCAATGGGGCGTAAGATGGATGATATAATCATCGCTGCCATGTCTGGTAATGCCGTTAGTATTGATGAGGATGACGCATCATCTAATGTAGCTTTACCTGCTGCTCAAAAGATTGCTGTATCAGGCACAACGGATATGAATCTGACGAAACTCAGGACAGCCAAGAAAATTTTGGATGCTTCTGATGTTGACCCTGATTTACCACGCCATATTGTAATGAAAAGCAACCAGTTTTTTGATTTGTTGAATGACGAACAAATTACTAGCGGAGATTACAATACGGTGAAAGCTCTCGTAGCAGGAGAAATTGATACCTATCTTGGTTTCAAATTCCACCGTTCCGAGCGTTTAGCAGTAGATTCAAGTAGTGATACGCTGTGCTTAGCATGGATTCCAGAAGGAATCGGTCTGAGCATGGGAATGGACGTTAAGACAGAAATTACTGAGCGTCCAGATAAAAACTATAGTACACAGGTCTATGCCCAGATGTGTCTAGGTGCGGTTCGCATCGAAGACGAAAAGGTTGTAGAGATTGCCTGTACTGATTCTTAACGGAGGTGTGATATGGCTACTTTAAAAAGTACAGAGTACACCACCGCTACGGCAGGTACAGGAGCCAAAAATGCACCTACTTCTTGGAGTGGGGTAACTTATCGGTATGCACGACTTACTGGTACAGCCGTTACTACTTCAGATGTTATGCATATAATGGTTATTCCTTCAGGTGTACGTATTTTACCGCAGTCTTTTGTCATCATCAGTGATTTAGAGGCATCGGCTACGGTAGATGTTGGTTATGCAGCACATACAACCCAAAGTACGGGTGCAGCAGTTGCAGTTGATGTCAATGCTTTTTGTACCATTATTGACGCTGCTTCCGCACGTACTGTCACGCATTTTCATGAAAGCACAACGCATGATACTGGTTATGTGACAACGGGTGAGATGATTCTTACGGCATCTATGCCAGCGGGTTCCGCTGTTTCAGCAGATACGTTTGATTTTCATATCATGTACGCTGATCCTAACTAGGATTGAACAGTTTGGTGGTGGCTTTTCGGAGCCATCACCTTACTTTACTAGGAGTATGTTATGCCAAAGGTAGGCACTAAACATTTTAAGTACACAGCCAAAGGCAAAACGGCTGCAAAAAAATATGCTAAAAAAACACAGCAAAAAATTACTAACAAAAAACCTAAATACAAAAATTAAATGGCATCTAAAGTTGACCTAGCAAACGAAGCCCTTTTGATGTTAGGGGCAAACTCTATTACAAGTTTTACCGATAACGATTCCAATGCTGTATTAGTGAATCGTTTCTATGACGGTGAGAGAGATGCTGTATTAAGAAGTCATCGTTGGAATTGCGCTATAACCACAGCTAATCTAGCGTCTTTAGCAACTGCTCCAATCATTGATTGGGAGTATAAGTTCACATTACCAACCGACCCCTATTGTTTACGGGTACTAGATGTGAGGACGGTAACAGGTGATATTAAATTGGATCATGCGGTGCAAGGTAGGGAGCTATTAACAGAAGAGTCCACAGTCGATATAACATACATTCAAAGATTAGAGGACACTACGCTGTTTGACGCTTTACTCTACCAAGCACTTGTTTTTCGTATGGCATGGAAACTTGCATATCCCATTACACGTTCTCATCCAGTGATGTCGCAGATGGGTTCTATGTTTGAATCAGTGGTAAGAGAAGCGAGAACTATTGACTCACAAGAAGGAACACCAGAAGAAATTGTAACGGATACGCTCACAGACTTACGATTCCGATAAATGGCTAAAGTATTTCCAATACAGACCAACTTTACCGCAGGTCAGTTATCACCACGTCTGCATGGTAGAGTCGATATAAATAAATACAATAATGGACTTAAGACGCAAAAGAACGCTTATAGTCTACCGCATGGCGGTGTTGTACGAAGGGGAGGGTTCCGTTTCGTAGCAAGGGCTGGTAGTTTTGATACCGCTACGATTACGGTTACAGACTATGCTAATATTTCGGTTGGTACTACCATATCGCTGACTAAATTGGATGGTGCAACAGTTGTATTTACATCAGAAGCGATTAGTGGTTCAGCCCCATCAGCTACAAACGGATGGAGGCCTAATGAATCCAACGATACAACCGCAGATAATATATATACCGCAATAAACGCTCATGCTGATTTTACGGTTGCTAATCCTTCAGCAAATATAGTGACCGTTGTAGATGATTCAACTGGTTCTGGTACGCTTGTTGCTGCAAGTTCAGATGGTACACGTCTAGCTATTGCCCATCCCAACCAAGGAAAGGTGCGATTAGTTAGATTTGAGTTCAGCGTTACCCAAGCCTATATTTTAGAGTTTGGTGATTTATACATACGATTTTATAAAGATAACGGGCGAATCGAATCGGGTGGTTCTCCTGTTCAACTTACAACTACATTTACAGAAGCAGAATTACCTAGTCTGTATTTTGCCCAATCTGCTGATACCCTATATATTGCCCATTCTAACCACGCACCAAGTAAACTAACAAGAACGAGTCATACATCGTGGACTCTTGCTAATTTAACTTTTGCATCTGCACCGTCTAATTTTGCAAGCGGTACGGGTGAAAACCCTAGATGCGTTACCTTCTTTGAGGAACGGTTGTATTGGGCAGGTACAGATAACCAACCACAAACAATTTGGGCTAGTAAATCTGGTGATTTTTTAAACATGGATCAGGGTACTGGTCTTGATGACGAATCCGTTGAATTTACTTTAGCTACTGATGACGTGAATGTTATTCGATGGTTGAAGGCATCTGATGTTCTTTTGATTGGTACAGTAGGTGGGGAATTTAAACTTCATGGTAATGGTAATCCAGTAACTCCTTCCAACGTAAGAGTTGTCCAAGAAACTAAATATGGTTCTAGTGGCGTGACACCAGTAACATCTGGTAGGGCGGTACTATTTAACCAACGAGCTACTAAAAAATTACGTCAAATGATTTTTGATTTGAACGTGGAAGGTTTTGTGGCTCCAGATTTAACAATCCTAGCAGAAGATATTACAGGCGATGGCATTACAGCTATGGCTTACCAACAAGAACCAGATTCAATTATCTGGGCGGTGCGTGCTGACGGCATTCTGATTGGTCTTACTTACCAACGGGATCAACAAGTGGTTGCTTGGCATCAACACCCTGTAGGGGGGTACTTTGGTGAAGCTACAATTACTGTATCCGATGCAGCTAATATAGCGGTAGGTACTACTATTACTATTACGAGATCGGATGGAATAGTCGATGTAATGACTGCTACCAACGATGATCCCACTACAGATGGTACGGCTGCTAACAAGTTTTCTGTAGGAGGTAGTCGTACTAATGATGACGTGGCTGATAATATAGCAGTAGGCACTGGTGGTGTATTAGGAATAAATGGTTTAGCTAATTTAACAGCCCCAAATCCAGCAGCAGCAGTTATCACGGTTACAGATCAATCGAATGGGGTTGGTACTTTTACTCTTACCAGTTCAGACAGTACAAGGATTACTGTTACCAACCAAGGACAAGCTATAGCTGAAAGCGTTGCTGTTATTCCTTCGGCTGATGGTCTAGCAGATGAATTATGGGTGAGTGTTAAACGAACAATTAACGGATCTACGGTACGATATATTGAATACTTAGATCCAACTATTTTCGTAGATTCTGGTTTAAAATACTCTGGGGTATCCGCTTCTGCGTTCTCTGGGTTAGATCACTTAGAAGGACAGTCAGTTCAGATTGTGGGTGATGATGCTGTGTATTCTCCAAAAATAGTCTCTGGTGGTTCTGTATCTTTATCGGAGGGTGTTGTAACAGCTTATGTAGGATTACATTATCCTACAGAGATTGTAACTCTACCACCAGAAGTACCTCAACAGGATGGTGCTTCATTTGGTAAAAAGAAGTCTTGGAATCGTATTATACTTAATTTATATCAAACTTTAGGAATTTCTGTGAATGGTAACCAATTATTATTAAGGTCAGGTGGAGATCCAATGGATGCCTCGCCTCCTGCGTTTACAGGACAGCATGATGTTACTAACTTAGGGTGGAAAGAATCTGATTCTTCTCTCACTATTAAACAGGAGCAACCGCTTGGGATGACGTTAATATCCTTGACAGGCGAACTTAATGTATCCGATTGAACCACCATTAAAACAATGTGGTAGAATACAAATTGTTCCTTATCAGCTTGACCACTTCAAAGAATTAGTGGTCAGACCGCATGAAGGAGAGATGAAAGAGGCTATTAAGTTATCGGACACTCAATGGGCTAAAGCAATAGGAAGAGAAGCTGTAGAAGCATATACGTGTTATTTTGAGGGTGAGATACTATTAATTGGCGGTATTAATATATTATGGGAAAGTGTTGCAGAAGTTTGGGTTATAGGTTCTCCTAGAATCCCATCTTTGAGATTTTCATATATCAAGATTTGTAAGTTCTACTTGAAGTACGCACGTGAAAAGTATAAGTTAAAACGGGTACAAGCCCAAGTTGTAAAGGATTACGAGATGTTACACCGATTTGTTAAATATTTAGGATTCACTTATGAAGGTACTCTACACAACTATTGTGGCGGTACTATAGATAACTGTATGTACGCTATTTGGGAGAAATAAATGGATCCAGTAACAGGGTCAATAATAGTCGGGGCTGGGGTAGCAAAAGGTGCTAGTGGTTATAAAGCAGGTCAAGCATCCTCTCAGGCTGCTATGGCTACAGCCATGTATAATGCCCAGATTTCTCAGATTAATGCCCAGATGGAGCAAGATCGTGGTCGTATTGTTCGTACTATTAACGAGCGTAACGCTGAAGTCATGGGTGATAACGCAGTTTATAATGCGTACTTACTAGATAAACAAGCAGGAGAAATAGAGGATCAGAACGATTTTGATATATTCATGGCTTCAAGACAGTACGATATATTTACGTCTGAAAAGAGAGCTAAATGGGGTAATTCTGGTGTCACAATGGCAGGTAGTCCTGCTGTAGTTGCATATGCCGATGCTCAAGCTGCTGCTCTAAATTTAGCTAACATAGAACAAAGAGGATTACAAGCGGTATCCAGAACTGAGCAAGCAGCCGAAATGACCCGTTATAAGGGTAAAGTAGAATACAACAACATGATGCAACAAGCATTTATGGGTCAATACGCTTCCGATATTCAAAGAGCTAATATAATTAATCAGGGTAATATGGATTACTATGCAGGAGCTTCTAAGGCATACACGGCACAGCAACAAGCTACGGCTGCACTTATTGGTGCTGTTGCTGATACTGCATCTGGGTTAGCAGGGGCAGGAGCGTTT